TTCATGAAAGTAACCGATGCGTTTAGTGCCGGGCATAGACTTAATCACGGCGGGGGCTTTTAAATATTCAATGCCATTTTCGGTAGCGACTGTAAGCGACCCGCTTAGCAAAACATTCAAATGCTCAGTTCGATGCATCTTACTGACAATCAACGTGCCGGCTTTTGCATCCATCTGACGCATATACACACCTGGTGAAAAATGATGAACAACTGGCACTTCAATCAATTCAGCTTGATCCGTAATTTGCTGTTGAATATCTCGTACAACGTCTATGTATGCACGGTTTTGAACTTCTCCAAGGATTTGGGCCAATAGCTCTTTATTCTCATGTGGGATTACATCATTCATGCTTATAGTTCCATATCCAAAACAGTGCCGTATTGCGTAAACCCGAAATGCTCATAGAGTCGAATACAAGCACGAGATTCAACACCAGTCGTGGTACCGCACTGGATTCGATTCACACCCATAGCAGCCGCCCAACCAATGAACGTTTGAATGAGTACATAAGCAGCGCGTGTCTTGCGAAATTCAGGCTTCACATACATCACGTCATCAAAGGCAATTTTGGTGTTATTGAACCAGTCACCTCCGACACGCCCTGCAAAACCGCCCATGATTTCTTGATCTTGCTCAACGATGAAAATCACACCGCCGCCATTAATTAAATGAGTGAAATGCTCTGCTGCCTTATCAGCCATGTATGGACGGTTTTGATAGTTGGGTGCTTCTTTAATGAATTCTTGCCCCAATGCGACCAAAGCAGGCACATCGGGGAGCTTAGCTGTACGCACTCGCATGGTTATTTCTCGTTAATTGATAACTGCATAGTGATAGCTTGCAAGTGAAACGGTAGTGGTTTGTTGTGTGTTATTACCAAAGGGATTCTATGCAGATCTTCCCATGAGCCACCTTCTTCCAAGTGATAGCCTGTATGCGGCTTTCGTGGTGCAAGTGGGTTATCGTCATAGGTGAAAATTTCAATCATTTCACCGTTTAACTCGGGCGCAATGGTGTTGTTAAAAAAGAAAGCTGTACGATCGACCTTAGCTTTATGCAACATGCTAGACAGCGGTGCTTGATTCAATTCAGGTGGGAATAGCTCAACTGTACAGTGGATCGGCTGACCGACTTTGATGCCTTCACCGTTTAGCTCATCACCCACAACTAAGTGTTCCCCATCCTCCTCAAAGTTGGTCTGATAAATAAAATCATCCCCTTGGTGATAGGCCACAACCTCATCAAGTAGATTAGGCTTTACTACCTGCCCACTACCCACAACTAATGTACGTTCTGAGTCTACATATGCGCTAAAGGAAACCTCCTCAAGACACGTGGTACCCGATCGCTTCACCAACATAAAAGTACGGTCTGAACCAAGCTGTGTAGGGATAGAACACATGCTAATCACTTCACCACTAAAGTCGTGCTGTGCCCATGCCAAAACCTCTTGATCACGGTTAAAAGTAATTGTGGCCACTTTGCCGTCGCCCAACACTAACCACACTAAACTTTCAGGTTCTTGCATGTAGGAGATTTCATTTACCCCGCCGTGCTGCTCTCCAATATGGGAAGAAAGGGAGCTGACCTCAGGTGATACCAAACCGTCTACTTCATAGCGATACGTTAGTGCCCGGACACGTTCACCACCACGCTGCACAAATAGCAGCTCATTACCCACACGTTCAGGTCGTGTGACTGGATATGCACCGTATGCGCTGTGTTCATTGATGTTTACTGTTGTAGGGGTTAATGCGCCGTCTGAGTCGATCATGTACTCACCACCTGAGGTTAAACACACCACCCCGCGCTGAGCTTCTAAGAATAAGATGCTGTTTGATAGGCCAGATGCAGACACAATGCTGAATGCATCCCCATCTTCTGTAGTCTCGAGAAAATTACCATTGCCGCCAACAGCACTAAACCACACCTTGTTCGGGGCTTTTTTTGTGTTCGATAGGACTAAGCGTTGTTTAAAGAATGTGCAACATCTTGGATAGCCATTCGTAGCGTTAAATGCTGGCGGCAAAATTGCCCAAGAACGTTCAATTGCTGTGATGTCAGCATCTAATTTTTTAAGGATTTCTCCGTTTACATGATCAGCGTTAATGAACTGAGTGATCTTAATAATCCCTCCATTCACTTCGATCAAATTGCCAATATCAGCAGCCGTAAATGTTGCGCCTGCACTAACCGTAACCTGTGCCCAATCTAGTTCATTTTCGTTCGGTTGCTTGTCTGTATTGTCACGTAATGCCTGATAGTACTTACCACCATAGGTAACAACATCTGCTGCTAAATAAGCCTGTGTACTCACCCAGTTGTTATATGAGCTCAATGTGAAAGATACCAGTGCACCAATGTCTTTACCTGAGGGCTTTCCTTTTCGGAATGGAAACCGTGCATTTTCAGAGTCGGTCGGCAAATGAGTGTAAACAAACTGATTCAATTGCCAATTATCAAAGGCTGTATCACATAAAAGGCGGTGTACTGGCACTTCACTATGTGTGAGATACATTTCATACCGATACTGCACAAACTGGATGTCATGTATCTGGCTCTCTGTGTATGGAGAAACAATACTTGCAAGTACTTCAAGTGATTTCGGATTAACAATCTCGACCAAATTCGGCTTAAAAACAATTAGAAATGCATTGTCTGAATTGACCACAAACGGAATAAGTCGTATCGCAGCAACCTGTTCCGATAAAAACAGTGTGCCTGGTCTTTTACGTACACCACCTTCAACAAGTGGAATCACATTTTTTAAGGTCTTAGCACCATTGCCATACTGTTGAATATCTGTGCGCGTATACAGCGTTGGTGATAGCTCCCCAGCGCTGAAGTTATTTTTAGTGATGACCTGCTTCATTAGTAGCGTACCCCCATCAAATTAGGGGTGTAATCTGCTGCAAAGTCTTGTGCTGGACGTTCTTGACCATTGATAGCACGTGCTTGTTTCAGCATGTTCTGTAGCTTCTGCCATGCGCTATCTGCTTCGGCATTGCTTCCTGTGATCGGCTTTGCAAGCTTGCTCACCAAATACAGCGCCATGCACTCAGAAAATAAAGAATCCCAAAGCTCTTCATTGTCTTCATCACGCACATAAACCAAGTTGATTAGATTTGTGTTGGCCAGAATGTGGCGACCTTCCATTTCATATTCAAACTGGCCTGAATCGTATAGACGCAAAAAATCTTTAGGCAGTGGGAATGCATGGCTGTAGCCAAAAGCAGGATGTGTGCTCACTGGTGCAAGCTGTGCACGTTTCTTGGCGAATGACCAAGGATGCATACGCAATAAACCACGGCGTGTAGAGTCATAAATCGAAGCACAACGCCGTGAGTTTTCCGTATTGTCCTCAAAGGATTGAATTGCTTTAGCACCAATCATGCTCAGTGCTTCATTGCAGATGGATATTGATGTTGTTGTCATAGAAAAAGCCCTCAAGTTTTAATGATCTTGAGGGCTTTTAAGAGTGGGTTTGTTGGGTATTGAAGTTGTTAGCCAATAGCCTGCAACAACTCAGAATCATATTTGATTCGTTCACCAAGTAGGTTTGAATAGAACGTCATATTCTTGGCCTGTTCTTCAAGCAAGTAAACCTGATTGTCATCGATCAATGGCGCTTCATTTGTACCAAGCTTAGTTAAAAATGCATTTAATGCAGTAAGTTTTACATCAAGCTCATGCTTTTCTGATTGCATACGTTCAATATGGTTTTTCGGCTGTAATGGAGTGGTAAATAGGCGATATCCTTCCAGTTCCCACAGTTTGTTTTCAGCAAGCTTTTCGGCGTTGCTACGTGCCAAGCGCTCACCAATATCAGCATCAAAGTTCTCAGCATTTACACATGCGCTGAAACCTGTAGCCAAGAAAAATTTACCATCAAGAAATGCATGTACAAATGTCGATGTTGTTCCACCCGGGCACTGTTCAGTTGTATATGTAATTCGATCTTTTAGAGAATCAATATCTGATTTAGTTACACGCGGCGCGACTGCTTTTTCTGCTAACTCTTTTTCTGTTACTGCTTTAGTCATTTCTAAATTATCCATTTAAAGTGATATAAAAAAGACCTCACGCCCTGCTCGTAAAGCGTGAGGCCAAAGCTACTACTTAAGAAGCGTCATAGTCGATAGCAACCACTTTTAGCTCATTCCCACGACCTGCGGCCATTGAGTGAACACCACCGACTTGTTTGATACGTTTTTTGTCTTCTCGTACACCGATACCAAAGTCAGTAATAGCTGCATCACCGTAATGAACAGCAGACTTACAATACATCGGAGCACGCTTAGAACCTGCGGTTGCACCAGCAACAACTTTTTCGTATGCAACCCACTCAACACCAAGCCACTTCGTACCTACAGCACCGTCTTGCAGCATCTGAATTTTCATATGGTCCGCATTGGTCAATGTGGTGTCATTTAAAAATTCATTCATCATGTCAGCGGTGTAAATCTGGAATAGTTGCTCACCGTTCTGTTCATCACATTCGTTTTTACGGAATAACGACTTAGCCCAAATAATTTGCTGTTTAAGCGTCATACCTGTTGGGGCAACAATTTGGCCAGCAGGCAGAGCTACGTTTGTAGTTGATGCAACACCTGCATCATCTACAGTTTTACGTGCAATCGTACCAATCAGGGCTTGATAAATAATGTCGTCCACTTTGCGGTTGTGAGCGTTATGCAATAACTGCATGTATTTATCGTCTGGATGTGCCTTTAACTTTGGCTCATCACGCTTTTCAATCGGAATGAATAAATCAAAATCATTCATTAGGACTGAGCGCACCCCTACATCTGGAATTGTCCATTCAGTGTCGCCATAACGCACACCTGAAGCTTTCATTTCCACCTGTCCCATATCGTTGATTGTGAATGACTCACCTTCAATACGACCGCGATTCGTTACAGTCTTTAGCAAACGTGAAACGTTTTGCGCACATGCCAATTCATAATTGTCATGGAACTGCTGTACAAACGCCGCCGTGATTTTATTTTCGTTTGCAATTGGCATGGACTACCCCTTATTTATATTGCTTCTGATAAAAGCCTTCTACTTGCGCAAATACACGTTTATGGTCTGGGTGATTTACGTTTAAGTAGGCTTCCGATTTCATTAATGATTGAACATCTAATGCACCGCTTTGTTGGGTGTTAGCAGGGGGTGTATCTTCCTGAAGCTGTGAGCCGAAATAAGCAGCCATTTTCAAAACAAGTGGATTATTGCCAAACTCAGGGCTATTCACTTCTTCCGCTGTCAAAATTCCGTTCTGAATTGCATTGTTTGCCGCTGCTTGTGCGAATCCAAAATTAGTATCTGTTTCCCCACCCCACGTCTCTTTCATTGCTGAAATACAGGCTTCATTGCCTAGTGCTGCATTACCCTCCATGAGTGCAGGAATTAACTGGTTATATTCACCGAGTAGAAATCCTAAATGTTCATTGCTTAGACCAGCTTCACGCGCGCGCTCCAGAAACTCTTGGTTTTCAGGAATGGCTTTAAAATCGTCATAGTTAAAGCCTTCTACATTCACCTCATAACCATCGATCGTTTCAGGTGCACCAGCTGGCGGTGTAACTGACTCTGCAGGTGGATCAGTCGGATTTGGCTCGGCTGGTGGTGTACCCATTACACTTGGTGCTGGATCTGTTGCTGGTACAGCTGGTTCTTCTACTGGATTAGTCATTTACTTCTTCCTTATGGTTTGGATCGTTTGCACGATTGATTTGCTTAATAATGAATTCCACAACACTTCGTTCGCCTGCTCTAAAGCAAGACTCGCGTTCAGCTTCTTGACCACCACGCACGTATGTTGATTTGCAGAAAATTGATGTCAGATGTTCTAAGACACGTACGCCATTCACATCGATATCGAATAAATTACGGTAGGTTTCCGCTGTCACTGGACGGTAATAGCGCCGTTTGACCTGTATGCCTGTTTCAATTTCAGGCTCTTTAGACTTATCTTTGGGAAGTAGCTTAGCTTTAGCCTCTTGTTCATAAATAAGCTGCTGTTTAAGCATGTTGCGCTCTTGATGGGATGACCAAAGCGCCACACATGCAATCAACAAAAGAATGGCTAACACGGCGATAATTAAGATCATTGCATCACCTCAGTTGGCATCTGAGCCATTTGATTACCCATACCCTTTGCAATAGCATCACCAGCCTTATCCATCATTGCCGCCTGCTGTTGTGCCTGTGCTTGTTCTTCCTGTGCTTTTTGACGTGCTTGGCGTAGCTGTTGAACTTCATCAGCTGTACGCATAATGGTTTGAGGGACGCCTCGCCCTGTTCCTGTGAGCACCGCAACAGCATCAAAATCGACGTTATCGAGAATGGTTTGATCGACTTGAGCAATGTTTGAAAGACTCATGATGTATTGCTCAGTTGCATAGACTTCTTCCATGCGCTGACTACGTGCCAGTGGTGACACAAACTTGAATGAAAGATTACGGCCCCAAAGTTCTTCAGGTGCATCACCTAAAGCGTTATCACGCAATGCCAGTCCGAAACAGCGATCTAAAATACTGCGCAAATACTCAGCTTGTAGACGACCATACATAGGTCCTAACAACTGGCGGATCATTTCAACACGGGTATTAATCTCTGTTGCTGTCATTTGAGTGGTGCCGATCGGTGGCAACTGGTCGGCCATTAGCTTGCGACGAATACCACCTTGTAGACTGGTCAGAAGATAATCAGCAATTTGGAAATTTGTTCCATCATCCAAACGCTTCATTGAGTCCACATCATTAGCAATAATGACTTTGCGTGGACCAATCCTTACTGTGTGAGGGTTAAGCACACCATCATCTTTAGCAATCCACATACCACCGATTTGCAGATCCGCAGCACGCACAGTGTTTTTGACAAGTTCATTTGCTGTTTTGGCGTCAGGTAGCGCCAAAGACATTTGACCATTGCCATAAACAGAACCCGGCAATTTACGTAAACGAGGGATTGAACATGGAAACTCGTGATACCCAGATTCCTTCAACATCTGCTTATTGCTGATATCGATGTGATACGAAGCAAAAGGCATTGCTTTGTTGATCTGACCAGCACCCGATTGTTTACGTGGTTGAATGACGTGTAATAGCTTGAACTTCGTATCTGGACTCTCTGTTGCAACTGATACAACTGAGTGATGACAATTGCTCTCACCGTAGGTATTCACCATAGTTTGAGCCGTCATTTCATGTTCACGATAAATCGTATCAATTAGCCCATCTGCACGCGTTGAACCGATGAAACACGAACCTATAGGCCATGATTCAAAGACATAACCGCCCTGCGCCACACGGTCAATATCGACATACATCACACCCCAACCAGCCGTTACAACGTCTGTAAGCGTATCGAAGTTCTCACTGTCAAAGTTTGATGCATGGATATTGCGCCACATGAATTGGCAAACATCCTCAAGCCAGCGTTCGCCCTCTGTAAGCTCTGCAAGATCGTCAATGCCGTCAGGTTGAGCTTTAAACCAAATAGAGTTCGCAGGTGTTACGCCGTTCATGATCATCGAAACAAGCACTTGAACCGAGTCTGCCGCTGTTGAATCGTAAAGATCAGCACGTTCAGTCTCGCGCTGATTCTTCACATCTGAACCACTAAAGCTTTGTTGACGCTCAGGTGCTCCGTATCGGTAGCATTCTGCCCAATGTGATTCATGTAACGCACGCGCAGATTTAAGCTGACCTAAGCGAGCACAATAGATACGAGCGTCATTTTCCATTAGCCACCACCGCCTAGAGTTGTTTTGCTTTCAGTTTTGGAACCAAGAACACTTCGGCTGTCTGTATTTGCAGTACGACGACCAGCACGTTTAGCGTTTGCTTCAGCAGTCGCTTTTTCAGCAGCTTTAAGTGCATCACCTTCAGGATCTTGTTGAACGATTTTTGGTTTCCCGCACATGATTAGTCCTCCACTGACCAGCCTTTAGCGGTAAGTACAGGCTTTTTACGCACTGGTGCTACTGCTTGGGTTGTTGGTTGCTGTGTTTGACCGCCAGTAAGCTTGACGACTTGCTTACGTGCAGCAACAAGCTCAGCCGTTACGCCTTTTAGTTCTTCTTCTTTATTGGCAAGTTGTGCGGCAACTGCATCGAATTGCTCTAAAGAAATGAAACCTTCAGGTGCTTCCTCTTGGCCTAAGTCTTCGCCACTGAGAATATCGGCCAAAACATCTTCAGCTGATTGCTGTGTTTGCACTGGGTCTACTGGTTGAGTGTCTTCAACAACATCCGACTCTTTTGATTTCCCAAGCACAGCATCCATTACGTCATCTGTTGAGGTCTGCGCCGTGGTCGTTGTTTCTTTTTTTGCACCCGGTGTTTGTGTCTTGCGTGGTGTAGTAGCCATAAAAAAGCCCCATCATTGGTTGATAGGGCTAATGTGCGGGGTTTCGTGTAGCGGTTTGTTGGGTGATTTAAGATCTGTTACCTGATATAGATTTTTTATACATAGCGTAATCCAATAGAATCTCTGTAAGGGTAAATGCATCATTAGAGTTAATCATATTAAAACTCTTACTATTGATATCTAAAACGCCTTCTTTATATCTCCCTATATCTCTTATAAAAAGTAATGCTTGAGCCCCAACTATTGATGGTAATTGTGATAAAGACTTATCATGCTTCAAAGCAAAACCCAAAAAGTTCATAGAATCACTTAATTCATTTGTAGTGGTTTCAAAATCACTAAGTTCTGTTTTTGGAAAATTATATCCACCAGAGTCTTTAATTTTTTTAATAATATCACCCTGCAAACTCTGCAATCTTGATATTTTAATAATCATAGATTTCGCCTCATTTGCTATAACTTCACTACCTTTTTGATTATTCCATTTGTTTGAAATATATAAAGCAGTGCAAGATGCTATTAATGCCGCGCAAATAGGCGTTATAGCTTTCCAATCAAATACACATAAATCCATGAAATTCTATTTAGTAAATAAAGTATTAGTTCTAATAATACATGATAGTTTTCTTAAGCTTGATTATATTTTTCAAAGAAAAACACCACAGGTTCAGACTTTATTTCAATCAAACCAAAACGATGTAAATGGCGTGCATGTGTACTATCACGAAGTAGTTGAACGTCTCGGTAATGCGTTAATAGGCTTCGCCATGATTTAAGCGACATAGAGGATTTATTAGAATTACAAGGCACACATGCTGGATTCATATTTTCAATAGTATCCAAGTGCGGACGAGTCATTTCGCCTGAAATTAGCTTCCCTCCACCTACATGGATAATGTCACGCTTTACCGCCTCAATATGATCTGCATGCCATTTATTGCCTAGCTCACAACCGCAATAAGCACAATGACCGCCAAATTTCATTTTTAAATCTAAACGCTGTTGTTTGGTTAATTTCATTGTCCAATCTCCTTATCCAACTGCTCAATAACACCGTCCAATTCATCCCAATCCTCAAACATATCCAACTGCCCGATCTTGTACTTGTACGTTGCCCATTCTCCATCACGTGGAAAGCGCTGAATTCCTGTCTCTGAGCGCCAAAGCTCAATAAGTGCATCCCCATTGTCATAGTTTGGAATACCCCCTCTAGCCCACTCTGAGACTGTAGAAGCACTAGACACAGGCAACACGTCTGCAATCTTCTCATGTGTCCATTTCAAACGACCTAGATCCAAGATCATTCGGTTGAAGTCTGGACGCTTGTAACCACGGCGCTTAACTAAAAACTCTTTGACCTTCTTTTTCGTGCGCTGATTGATGAAACGCGTGCGCGCGCGAGGAGACTGTGCAAACACTATAGAATCAACAACTAAATCACTCATTTTTGAAGCTCCAGAACTATAATTTTTATAAGACCGCCTTTGATGACCTCACCGCGTTTTACGCTTAATTCATCGAATTGCTCGTCGTCTACGCATAGACCGCATTTCACCAGGCTATCGATCGTTGCTTTTAAGAAGTTGTCTATGTCACGGCGTTGTTTATTTGGAAAATGAAAAGTCACATCTAGCTTTAGACGTGACGTGGTGTTTAATTGAGGGATAGTCATAGCAACGAGGTCATGAAAATCACGACCACGGTCACTAACTTTGCAAGTACGTCCAGTACCCACCCAATAGTTGTTTACCGACGGTGGTGTAGATGGAATTTCACACTTTAAAATTACTTTTCCCTCTCCTTTCGTATTTGGCTCTGTAATCGCGTCTAAGGCTTTTTGATTTGCTTCATGTACCCTTGCATCATTTTTCTGTTTAGATTGCTCTAATGCTTGATTTTTTCGCTTTTCGTGGCGTTTTAAATGAAGTTCTAGCTCTCTTTCACTCATTCTCATGATTAAGCCCCGATTTCAGTTAATTTGTTCAGGAATGCATGACTGGCTTTACCAACGTACTGACACCATCCCCAGCCCTCACGCCAAAACATCCAAAGCCCTTTTTCGTTTTTCCAAACTGTGCCGTCTGATTCGTAGTGAGTTGCCCCTACAGGTTTGCTTTGAGAGTTCATAGGCTTGCCCCTAGATCAACCACAAAGCCAAGCTCATGCAGGTATGGACCATATTTCTCAGCGTATTCAGGTTTACGGATATTTGAGCTAATCCGGGTTTCAAATGCTTTTTGAGATTCACCGATGTTTGAGTGCTTTGATTTGAAACTTTGGTAATTGCACAGCTCTGAAACGAAGTAATTCACTTGTGCATCTGACAAGCCTTTGCTTTTCGGTTTTGAAGATTTGGCTTTGGTTGCTGAAAGTTTTTGAATGCGATAGATCCAGTAATTCATCCAACCTTGTGCCGTAGTTTTTTCTCGACTGGTAGACCACTGAGCAAAGTTTTTTAACTCACTCAGAATTTTTGCATCATCAAGTTTTGGATTGATTCGTTTTGCTTGGTCAGCAAGATCGGTTTGAATCGTGTAGACACCTGCAAGCTCTCTCAAGCTGTACAGATTTTTATTGTCCTCGTGGTATTCGACAGAATCGCTAAAGATTTCTGTTTCTGAGTTATCCACAGGAACGTCGTTTTTTTCTTTATTTAAATTTTCTTTAAAGTTTTCTTTATTAGTGCCCCGTTCAGAGGGGGTACTCTGCCCCTGTTTATGGGTGGTACTCTCCCCCCTTTTTATGGTGCTACCCCCTTTTAATGGGGGTACTACCGTTTGGTGGTGCTGGTTCAGAGTTAAAAGATACTTATTTAAGCAACCCTTTTTGCGATCAACTTTGATTAAGTTTGTATCCTCTAATTCAGCAATTGCCCTAGCAACTGTCTCCTCTTTTTTAATCCCACAATGCTTTTGAAACTGTGTAATTGAAATCGTATGTGATTCACGATCAAAACCTAATGTTTGACGAATAATGAACATCAGGCACTTAAACGCTTTGTCGTTCAATTCAGCCATGATCTGTGTGTCAATCAAGACATTAGGTAGTCGAGTAAACCCTTCTTCCTTCTTAGACATTGCGTTCTGTCCTGTTTTTGGAAAATGCACTATTTCGCCTTGAGTTTGGGAAAGTGCATGTGCTAAATTCGGCATTGGTTAATTACCTCGTTTACTTTTCGGAGTGAACGGCAAGAAAGTCCAATTGTTCGCGCAATTGGACTTTTTTTTGTGCCTGTGGTTTTGGTGTGACATCTATAAAGCGTGGAGGAGCTTGAAGCTCAAAAGACGTGTCTACGGTATCTGTGGTCAGACGCATGAGTGATACGAGATTATTTAAGCGTTCCCGAACTTCAGAGATATTCGATATGCCCAAACCCCTTAAATGCTCAGATAAGGTTTTGTTTTCAGATTTCGCTATAGCTTCTAAATTGCGCTTTTCTTCGTACGTGCATTTGAAAGTGATGCTCTCAGTGAGTTTTTCAGACATGCTTTCTACCTCACACAGCCTTATCGCGCAGTTCAATCCAAATATCTTGATAGGTGTCTGGAAAAAGTTCTTTTCTGGTCGAAAGACCACGATCTTCAGCAATAACAGCCAGTCTGATTTTTCTTTCAGTGGGGATTTTCTTCCATCCGCTCACTGATGGAACTCTGATCTCAAGTAATCGAGCAACGGCAGCTGGTCCACCAAGAGCTTCTATAAGCTGTGCATCATTCATGTTGTTCTCCTAAATAATAATCCAATTATTAGGCATTCCTTATTTTTATTCAATAGGAATACCTAATTTATTTCGTGTTAGGATTTCCTAATGAAAACACTTGCTGAACGTCTTAAATATGCCATGGAAGTTTTACCACCTAAGAAAATTAAGGGGGTCGAACTTGCACGCGCCGTTGGGGTAAAGCCACCATCTGTTAGTGATTGGCTTTCTGGTAAATCGAAAAATATGGAAGGCCCGAACCTGATTCGAGCAGCCCAATTTCTAAAGGTAAATTCAAAATGGTTAGCTACCGGTATCGGCAAACCTACTGATGAAGAAATAAAATCTGAGTTCAGCAACGTAAGTTTTAATAACCTGCCAGTTATGGAAATTCCTGTTTTGGATTTTGTTCAAGCTGGTCTATTTGGAACCGTTGAATATGACGGAATCAATCCTAAAGATAGAACCTATACGACTTATCAAAGTGCAAAACCTTCTGATGTCTTTGGTTTGACGGTTGAGGGAATGAGTATGGCACCTGAATTTCTACCAGGTGACTCACTTGTAATTGATGCATCTTTAGCACCACAACCCGGTTCATTTGTTATTGCTCAGAATGGATCCTATGAAGCCACTTTCAAAAAGTACCGGGTAATTGGCTATGATGAATATGGACGTGAAGAATTTGAACTGGTTCCATTAAACCCAGACTATCCAACACTATCTTCAAGAGATCATAAAATATCAATCATTGGTGTGATGGTTCGCCATGAGCGATGTTATAAATAATAAGAGAGCAAAATGAAAAGACTATGGATCTATGGGACTTCTACACCAATTCAAAGGATTGGTGTAATTGTTCTGGGGGTGGGATTGTTGTCACTTTTCTCATGGATGATTAAAGAGGATCTGAGCTTTGAGGATCTATTTAATAGCTACTACCTGCCAGGTAAAAGAGATTCCATGTTCTTTCATCTGTTCTTTTATTTTATTCCTCTAGGACTCTTAATGTCCTGGGGGTATCAGGTTTTAATAAAACTGAAAGAATGGATTTTTAATGATAAGCCCAAGGAGGTGGAACAAAAACGAGAGCCAAAACAGAAGCAGCCTTACGCACCACATCAGAAGAACTTACATTTCAAAAACAATCTTGCCGCCTTTCAATTCGCTACAAAAAACTATGCAGCGAACATGGAACCTGGAAAAATAAATCTTGGTCTCGTCCAGGATGTATTTCAAACTCAAGATGGCAATCAGCAATTTCTCATCCAGCTAGCCGATGTGGGTAAAACCACCCTAGTTAGTGGCTTTAATGATAAGCATGGCGATAAAGTTACTAAAGGAAATTTGGTTTATTGGGGGTTTGTTGAACCTGTTAATGACCTCAATGCTTTAAGAATCTCTGGAATTGGCCATGTTCTTGCCACACTATCCCCTGAATACGATCCAAACCAAGGAAAGTGGGAAATCAAGAATGATCTTACTAAATAATTCACCTAATGAAATGACCGCCATCTAGGCGGTTTTTTTACGCCTATCAAAAATAAACTAAAAAATATTAGGAATACCTATTTACTTATTTATTAGGATTGCCTAATATTTGTCTTGTACCTAATAAACCGAGAACGCCCATGAATCAATTTAAAACCTTAGCAACTGGCACCAATCACACAAGCCTGATCGTGTGTGATGGCGAACTTAAGGTTGTTCATTGTGGTGAAGTTATTGCGGTTATCACCAACTGGTAAAAACAAAAAAGCCCGCAGGGACTGGAAATCTAGCGGGCTTGCATTAAAGCGAGATAAGTATGAAACAAACAGCATCACATAGTCAAACACCGACTTTCGTTAAAAACGAAAGCAATACAAAGCCTGTGCTTTACCAGCACCCCACTCCTGCAGAAATGCGCACCCCTCGTTTAGCCATTATCAAGGCGAATGCTATCGAAGCTTTCATCTTCTGTGTCTTGGTCGTCTTAAGCTGGTTAGGTATTTCACTATTTGTTTCATTGGTTTTTGGAGGCTGAGCTCATGGATTTAAGAGATCAATTTGCAATGGCAGCCTTACAAGGTCTACTTGCAAACCTTGGAATGAAAACAGGTAACGCGGACTTTGTAATTGCTGAAGCTACATACCGATTTGCTGATGCAATGATCGCAGAGCGTGAAAAGGATTCTGTTGATAGCGTTACAGATGCTAAAGCCCAACTTATTCGCGCAATTGAGTTAGAGCACAACATTACGGTTTCTGAACACCTTTGCATTGTGCACCTTATTCATTGCCTACGTTTTGGCTTTGTTCCTAAAAAGGAGGATGTATGAACGCACTTGTTTCTATTCCTGAAGCTCACATGATTGAAAAAATGAGCAATGAGGAATACCACTCACGCCCTGAGTTTAGCTCAAGCCAGTTAAAAGACATGCTGCGTTCAAGTGCTCACTTCTACTCAAACAACATTTTGAAAGAAGTTGAACGCGAAACCAAAACAGCTATGAGCTTTGGAACACTAGCGCACACCCTATTTTTAGAGCCTGAACAGTTTGAACATGAGTTCATTATCGCGCCTAAGTTTGACCGTCGTACAAAGGTCGGTAAAGAAGAGGCTTTGGCTTGGGAACAGGCCAATCAAGGCAAAATCTTGGTTGATGCTGAACAGGTTGAAGGTGCAAAACGTATTGTGGCCAACCTACAGAAACTCAGTTCTTATGCAGACATGCAGAACAACTACGGTATGCCTGAGGCAAGCATTTTCTTTACTGATCCAATCTATGGCTTAGAACTTCGTATTCGTCCTGACTGGCACATTGCACCCTGTAAGGCTTTTCCAAATGGCTTGATCTTAGATTTAAAGACTACGACCGATGCACGTGCACATGCTTTCTCTAAAAAGTGTTCTGACTTTGGTTATGACCTTTCTGCAGTTATGTACCGTGAAGGCTTCCAGCAGTACTACCAAACAGAAGATAAACCACCTTTTATTCTATTGGTTGCTGAGAGTTCAATTCCGCACAACGTCAAGCAGTACAAGGCAGCAGACCTATTTTTAAGTGTTGGTGAATCTCGATACAACAAAGCAAAAGAATTACTGGCTGAGTCTCTTCTTATCAATGAATGGGACGGCTACTCACTTGAAATGGAAGATTTATTCCTTCCGTCATACATGACTAAACAAGCTTTAGAAAACGATTTTAACTAATTAGGAATTTTAAAAATGAATGCTCAATCTCAAATGTCGAACTCAAACCAATCAGTTGGCCTTTTAAACCTTGAGGCTTTTGAATTATCTCAGCGTATTGCAAAAATGCTGTCTAGTTCAACACTGGTGCCGGAACAGTACCGCGCAACAATTCAAAAGAAAGCTGGTAAAGATGAATATGGCAACCAGTTATGGCGCGAAGAACCAAACCCAAATGGTTTATCTAACTGTGTAATCGCTCTAAATATGTCTAATCGCATGGGTGCTGATCCACTCATGGTTATGCAAAACCTTTATCTGGTGAATGGTCGCCCATCTTGGTCATCTCAGTTCATTATGGCTGGTATTAATAGCAGCGGACGTTTCTCTGCCCTTCGTTTTGAATTGGAAGATTTGGGCGAAAAAGAAGTTGAATGCGTGGAAACTGTTTGGGAAAACCGCAAACCAAAGAAAATATCTAAAACTGTCAAAATTCATGATTTTAGCTGTGTGGCCTGGGCTATAGAACGTGAAACTGGTGAACGCTTAGAGTCCTCAAAAATCACAATTGAGATGGCTGTTAAAGAGGGTTGGTACACCAAAGAAGGTAGCAAATGGCAAACAATGTCAGAGCAAATGCTTCGCTACCGTGCTGCTTCATTCTTTGGTCGTGTCTATGCACCTGAATTGCTGATGGGTTTGCGCTCAGCTGAGGAAGAACAGGACCGCATTATTGATGTAACACCAGAAGCGGAATCAAAAGTAATTAATGCATCTGATTTTAAGCACATTAAAGGATTAATTTTAAAAGCTAAGTCGTTGGATAGCCTAGAAGAACTGGAAAGCAGCATTTATGCCTTATCTGATGAATCAGAACGCAATGAATTGATCAAGCTATGGAAAGCCAATGCTGATAAATACAAAGTTACTGATGTTGATGTTCCTGCAAAAAAGCCTGAGCCTGAAAAGGAAGAAGCACCACCAGTAGACGAACCGGCACAAGAGAAAAAACCACGCGCACAAACTAGAAAAGCTGTAATTACGGAAGAGGATGAAAAGTATCAGACACTGCTCGCAGATCTTATCGAACGCTCTAAAATTGCAAAGACAGCGAATGAGGTTAGTGCATTAGTTAAATATACAAATGCTTGGTCTGCCGAACAGCGTGCCCCGCTTCATGAGGCAATAGCTAAACGTCTAGCAGAATTTAAAACAAATGAGCCTGAACCAACTCAATCGGAAGACAACTTAAGTGTTAGCGAATCGCAAAGACTGCAAAAAGAAGCTGAAAAATTAGTTGCTCAAAAAAAGGAAGCTCAACAAGCTCCAGCAGTAAACGAGATTAAGTCAGATCAGATCATTGGCGGTTTAAAAATCCAAATCGGCAATGCCCAAAATATTACTGAACTGGAAGCCGTTGCAAAGACCATCCGAGACAATAAGCCAAACCTTACGCCTGACCATATGAACGATGTACTTAACGTCTATGCAGCACGTAAACAGTTTTTAGAAAATCAGCTATCCATGTTTGATACAGACGATACCCCTTGGGTAGATAAAGCGATTGCTGAAATTGAAGCTGCTAAAAACCAAGATGAAATTAACAACATCTTTATTGATCCAATGTATGAGGAACAGTCTGATCCTGACCAGCAACGCATTACTAATGCCGCACAAAAACGCGAATCAGAGCTTTTCGGTAATTAATTAGATAAGGCCGTACTGAGTGCGGCCAGTTAGGTGACTTATGAATAGCTACAAAGTTAGATGTTGGTTTGCTGCAATGTTGATTGGTTTGGTTTTTTGGATTGTTGTTGGACTTATTATTTGGAAGGTGGCGTGATGGAAGATAACAAACTAGAGCCAGCTGAAATTGTGCGCAGTGAAATGGGAACTTGGACACATCCAGTTTATTCAAAATACATGAATGAGCATCTGGAAAACGAAGAATACGTAAGTCGTGAAGAGTGGGAAAAATTTAAAAGCCACTTTGGTGTAGACACTGTGATGTTCTGGATGGAGAGCCTTGTTAACTCTGATGATTGGGAAATCATGATGGATGATTGTGATATCACCAAGTGGGACCCGATTGCACCAAACGGCTTTTTCTTAATTGATATCAATTTTAGTGAAGATGATGCCTATGCCATTTTCGCTCGAAATAAACGTGAATGCGAGGTGGCGTGATGGAAGTGCATGAAAAGCGAAAACTTTTAGAAGCGATTGATATTTTGATAAAGCGCCCTGCTCAAGCTGATGAAACAACATTAGGTAATGCAATAGGCTACTTCACAAAGCTTGTGGAAGATTTAACTCAAGGTCAAATAACCTTGCTTCCAGTGCAAAAACAGCAATTAAAAAACGCTATTGAAGAAATAGCTTAATAAATATTTCGAGCAATTATTTGCGCAATTTCAACCATAAATCAGGATTTTGCGCAGATGTTTGCTCAGGAGAGTGTGATGGATATTAAAAAATTAAAAGCTGAATTTGAGAAACTTAAATATATTGAGGAGAAGCTTGAGTATCTTAACTTTGACGAGCGCTTAGGTTGTTATGTTGAGAAGAATAACGGTATGCCTGTTGGATTGGCGGCATGGGTAAATGGCGCGTTTTATGGGTTTGAGCAAGCAGCCAAAGCCCAAGCGGTGCCTGAAGGGTTTGTTTTGGTTGATAAACATCAACTTGCTCAACTTATGGCAAATATGGACAGTT